GTGAGAGGGAGAGCAATCTCCCTCCATCATTTAGGTACTAGGGAAACAATGCTTATATCGACTGCCCTAGCAGACGTTATAGAGACGATATAAGATATATGCTATAACATTAAAAGGAATTTAAAATGGCAAGAACAACATTTAACGGCCCAGTGTCGTCACAAAATGGCTTTATCAGTGGTCATCAAGTTACTACTGCAAATGCTATCAACGCAACAGCAACAGCAACAGCTGCTCAAGTAGCAACTGGTTACATTACTTCAACATCAGCAGCAGCTACAACTATCACTTTGCCAACAGGCACAGCTTTAGGTAATGAAATTGGCGCAGTTAAAGGCACTACTTTAGATTTGTATATTGACAACACTGCAGGTGCTAGCACAGTAACTATTGCAGTAAATACAAATGCTATCTTATCAACAGCAGCAGCAGATTCTGCAGCTTCTTTTGGTGACTTAACAGTTGCTTCAGGCGTTACAGGCGTAGGAAGATATACTATTATGTTCTCTTCACCAACTGCTTACGTGTTCACTAGAACAGCTTAATTAAAGGAGAAATATAATGGGTCAATTTAAACCAATGGTAAAAATGGAGACTACAGAACCTTCAGTTGAGTTAAAACTCAAAAAAGGTGGTTCAGTAGCTCACAAGAAAATGAAATCAGACTCTTCATCTGGTCACAAACCAATGAAAAAAATGATGGATGGTGGCGTAATGGGTGCTTTAGCATCACAACCAGCTTTAGTTGGTGGTCCTTCTGGTCCAGTTGCTCCTGTAGCAAGACCAGCTAAACCTTCAATGGCAGCACGTCGTATGGCTATGATGAAAGGTCTTAAAAAACGTCCATTCAAAGAAGGTGGCGAGTCAGTAGCTGAGACTAAAGCAGAAATGAAGAAGATTAATAAAGTCGAAAGTGAATTAAAATCTCACGAAGGCAAATCAGCTTCTAAAGCTCACAAAGGTCTTAAAAAAGGTGGTAAAGCTTGTTATGCAAAAGGTGGATCTGTTGCCAATGAAGAAACATACGGTTCTTACAAAACTACTGAAGTTCATCAAGCTAAATCTGACAAGACTTCTGGAAAAACAGGAGAAGTTAAAGAAGGCAATGGTGGCGGTTACAAAACTGGCGGCGTTGTTTTAGGTAACGGCGGTGGTTACAAAACTGGTGGTGTTGCTTTAGGTAATGCTGGTGGTTACAAAAAAGGTGGTAAAGCAGTTGGAGGCCCAATGTTTGGAAAAAAATTTACAACTCCTACAACAGAAAAAAGTCCAGCTCCAAATACAAAACCAATTGGACAAATAATTAGTGACGTAGCTAATAAAGTTAAAGGTGTTGGACTCAAAAAAGGCGGCAGCTCAAAAAAAGCATTTGCTAGTGGTGGTAGTGTAAACGACGAAGGCAAGGCCACTAGCATGCCACAAGGTAACAAAAGACCTTCAAGCCCTGTAAGTATTAGTAAACTTTCAGGTACTTTCAAAAAAGGTGGTAATGTTTCTAGTAAAAAGTTACAAAACGCCTTTATGAATGAAAACGCACCAGCACTTAAAGCTTCCAAAGCAGACTCTAACGAAGTTTATAGCGTTTACGGCGGAAAAAAAAAGCCTAAGCATTTCGTAGGTGGTGGTATGGCTGAAGATGACACTACAGGATATAAAATTCCTATGTCAGCTCCAGAAGGTAATGTAAGTGACCTAGCTTATCAATCTGTTAAACAGGCTGAAAAAGCTGGTAAAAAAACGATGATTGACAAGCCAACAAAATCATCTGAGAAAAGATATCCATCAGGTTTAACTGATAGCGATATTGATAAGTTACTTAATTCTAAAGAGTTTAGAAAAGGTGCTTCACATTTTTCAGATTATAAAACTGGCGGCAAAGCAAAGAAGTAAACTAGGACAGGGGAGGCAACTCCCCTTCCACTAATTTAATATAAGGATTTAATATGGGTACATACTCTTCAGCAACAAGACAAGGTGCATATGAACCATTTGATTTGCAAGTAGCACGCGGTCAAGTTGATGGTCATTCTTTACAGAATATTTTTGGATATCAAGCAGCTTTAACTACTACTGCATTATATCCAGTATGGGAAAATCTTTCTACGTATACATATCCTGTTTCAGCAACAACTATGTTGCTTTATAGTGCATCTGCATCTGACACAAACGTTTCTGTTTTAATTAATGGACTTGATGCAAACTTTAATCCAATTTCTGAAACACTACTATTAACCAATGGTACTACAGGCGTTACAACAGTTAATAGTTATTTAAGAATTAATGGATTAGTTTTAACAACAAGCGTTGGTAATGTTGGTAAATTATCATTAAGTAATGCAGGTAAATCAGTAACTTACGCAGCTATAAATGCAGGTATTGGTAAATCACAAGCAGCTATTTATACAGTTCCAGCGGGATATACATATTATTTAAATCGTGCTGATATTCAAATTGCACTTGTAGCAGGCGGAAATGGTTCTGTTAACTACCAAGTTTATGCAAAAAATAATGTATCTGGCGTTGCTTTAACAGTGTTACAAACATCTTTTGTTAATTTATTTAGCATTCGTAGAGTTACACCATTTGCATTTACTGAAAAAACTGATCTTCAATGGCAAGCACAAACTGATACAGGTACTGTTCATATTGGTGTAAACGTAGAAGGTTATTTAATTAAGAATCCTGACTAATCATGCCACTAATTAAATCAAAATCACCAAAAGCTTTTAAACAAAACATTAAAGCTGAAATTAAGGCTGGTAAACCACAAAAGCAAGCTGTAGCTATTGCATACGCTGTAAAACGCTCAGCTAAAAAAGCTATGGGCGGATCATGTAAATGGTAAAGAGAGGTTTATATGCCAATATTCATGCTAAACAAGAGCGTATTGCTCACGGTAGCAAAGAACATATGCGTAAGCCTGGTTCAAAAGGCGCACCAACTGCTAAAGCGTTTAAAAAGTCAGCATTAACTGCAAAGCCAATGAAGTCAGGTGGCGTATCTCTAGCGGTAGGCCGCGGAGAAAAGCTACCTACTAAACAAGGTGCAGGATTAACTGCTAAAGGCCGCGCTAAATATAACAGAGAAATAGGAAGTAATTTAAAGGCACCACAACCTCAGGGAGGTTCACGTAAGAATAGTTTTTGTGCTCGCATGTCAGGTGTTGTAAAACACTCTAGCGGAGATGCACCAAGAGCTAAAGCTTCTCTAAGACGTTGGAAATGCCCAGGTTGGTAAAGGGAAAATATGGCTTACTCAGGTACAATTGGCACTACAGTCGTTACAGTACAAGATTTTATTGATGAAGGTGCTAGACGCTGTGGTAAATTAGCTGAAGAATTAACTTCAGAACAACAAATCTCCGCAAGAAGATCATTAAACTTCTTACTATCTCACTTAATCAATATTGGTATTCAATATTGGGCTATTGACAAGAAGGTTTTTGGTCTCAATGCCGATCAATATATCTACGAGCTACCTCTAGGTGCCAATGACGTTTTAAATGCGTTATATCGCACTACAACGCGTCCACAACCCAATGCTGAAGGTGCTTACATTACTTCAACAGCTTTATCTCAGGGGAACCTAGCAAATGTTTTTGATAGTGATGTTGATACTTATGCAACACAAGGTTCAGCTAATGGATATTTTGCTCTCAATTACGGCACTAATAATTATGTATACGCTGGCACAATAGGTTTCATGCCATACATACCAAATCAAGGTACAGCGGTTTGGTCATTTACATACGAATATTCAACTGATGGTGTGACATGGCTTACATTGCATGACATGCCAAACACGACAGTGACTGACAAACAATGGATTTGGACAGACATTGATCCTGGTCAAACAGTACAATACTACCGTGTAAGAGGTTATAACGGTACTACATTAGCACTTCGTGAGTGGTTTGTAGGTGATAACACACGTGAAGTGATGATGTCACGTCTTAATCGCGATGATTACACCAATTTACCAAATAAAAACTTTACAGCTAATCAACCATATCAATTTTGGTTTGATCGCACAATTCCTAAGCCATCTATTTATTTATGGCCAACTCCAAGTGATCCATTCATTCAAATGACTGTATGGTATTCACGTCAAATTATGGATGTAGGTGCATTAACTGACGAATTAGAAGTACCACAACGTTGGTATGAAGCTGTTGTTATGATGTTAGCTCATAGAATGGCTTTGTCGTTACCAAATGTTCAAATGGATCGCATCCAATATTTAGAAAAGATGGCCGCACAATATCTAAATGACGCTGAGCAAGAGGAAAGAGATAGGTCACCAATTTATTTTGCGCCTAACATAAGTGTATATACTAGATAATGCCAAAATGGTTAGATACAACAGGGCTTACAACGATTGCGATAGCCGTATGTGATCGTTGCAAGATGAAGAGACCACTTGCTGATCTCTCATCAGACTTTAATTTCCCTGGTTTAAGAGTATGTAGTTATGGTTGTAAAGACAACTTTGACCCATATCGTCTTGCCGCACGCAAAACAGAGCGTATTAACTTAAGATTCCCAAGACCAGATGTAAGCGTAGCCACAGATCCTAATGAGCTTATTACAGGCGGTTATGGAGGTTTTGTCATATCTACAGAAGGCAATACAAACCAAATTGTAAATGATGGTAATAATGACGGCTTAAGAACAACTCCTCCAGTATTACCAGAACAATCACAGGATTAAGATGGCAAACGTACAGATAACCCAATTACCTAATGCCAACCCTCTTGTAGGTAATGAACAAGTACCTATAGTTCAAAGTGGCATTACTGTAAAAACAACTGTAGGTGCTATTGCAGCAGCTCAAGCTCCAGTATTAAATGCTGAGTATGTTCTTGTTAATAGTAATCCAACATTTCCAAATAGTAGATATTTATCAACTGCTTTACCTATTTCTTATACAGATAATGGCGCTGGTTCTGACATTGTTATCTCACTAAGAGACTCTACAGTTACTCCTGGATCATATACAAACGCTAACATCACTGTTAATTCAAAAGGCCTTATTACTGCCGCGTCAAATGGAACTAATAGCTTTGTAACTCTTATCAATACAGGTTTAGGTTTAACTGGCGGCCCAATCACATCTACTGGCACAATTTCTATTGATCCTACTGTAACAGCTACACTTACAGATACACAGACACTTACAAATAAAACAATTAGTGGCGCAAATAATACGCTCACTAGCATTGGTAATTCATCACTTACAAACTCATCTGTTACTTACAATGGTGTTACTGTCGCGTTAGGAGCTTCAGGAACAATTACTGCAGCCAATCCTTTCTCATTAGCTACTGGCACAGGTCTTACAGGAGGTCCATATAATGGATCATCAGCCGTAACAATTACTATTGATTCTACTGTAGCTACAGTTACAGGCGCGCAATCATTTACAAATAAAACAATTAATGCATCACTAAACACATTAACAAATATTCCTAACGCTTCATTAACTAATAGCACAATTACAATTAATAGCACGCCTATTAGCTTAGGTGGAACAGCTACTATTACCGCAACTGTTGCAAATCCTCTTACTATTGGTACAGGACTTTCTGGTACAAGTTTTAATGGATCAACACCAGTTACTATTGCTATTGACTCTACAGTCGTTACGCTAACTGGAAGTCAAACACTTACAAATAAATCAATAAGTGGTTCAACAAATACATTTACAAATATTCCAAACTCTGGATTAACTAATAGTTCAATTACTATTAATGGAACACCTGTAAGCCTTGGTGGATCAATAACTGTTACAGCTTCAATTAGCACATTAACAATAGGAACAGGCCTTACAGGCACAAGCTACAATGGAACAGCTCCAGTTACTGTAGCTATTGATACTACGGTTGTTGCTACAACTAACAACTCAATAACATTTACTAATAAATCAATAAGCGGATCAACCAATACATTAACCAATATTGGCAATAGCTCGCTTACAAATAGTTCTGTGACTATCAATGGTTCAAGTGTAAGCCTTGGCGGATCTACAACCGTTACAGCAACTGCAACCAATGCATTAACTATTGGCACTGGATTAACTGGCACATCATATAATGGTTCAAGTGCAGTGACAGTGGCCATCGACTCTACTGTAGCTACACTTACTGGCACTCAAACGCTTTCAAACAAAACACTTACTAATCCGATTGTATCTACATTACTACAAGTTTATGGTTCTGGTGTTACATCATACACACCATTTGCAACAGCATTACAAACTAATGTAGCTAATACAAATAATTATAAAGAAGTATATGGCGTTAACTTAAATAGCGGTTCTGATGCTTCATTTGACTTTGTAGCTTACAACGATGCTTCAGATGTTAACTCATACTTCATTGACATGGGTATGAACAGCTCTGGATTTAGCTCCGTATCATTCCCAATATTTACACCTAATTCTGGTTATCTATACACAGGTGGTGGTTTAACTGGCCAATCAGCTAACTTATTTATAGGTACAAGCAATACAAATAGTGATTTAATTTTATTTACTGGTGATGTACAGACATCAAACATTCGCGCAACAATCAAAGGAGACACTGGTAATTTATTAATTGGCACATCTACAGACAATGGTTATCAACTTGCTGTTCAAGGTACAACTAAATTTAACGGAGCTGCGTTATTTGGATCAACAGTAACTTTAAATGCTGACCCAACTTTAGCATTACAAGCAGCCACAAAACAATATGTAGATAATAAAGTTTCAACAGGTATTAATTATCACGATCCTGTACAGGCAGCCACAACACAAAGTTTGGCCGCACAAACAGGTGGCACAGTAACATATAACGCACCAGGCCCTGAAGGTGTAGGTGCAACTATTACTTTATCTGTAGCTTTAACTGTATTAGATGGTTATACACTTGCGAATACAAATCGTATTTTAGTTAAAGATGAAGTCAACCAAGCTTATAACGGAGTATATACATGGGCTACAGGCGGTACAGTTTTAACCCGCGCAACTGATGCAAATACTTACGGATCTAATGTAAATCAACTTAGCCAAAACGATTATTTCTTTGTACAAAATGGAACAGTTAATAAGGGAACTTCATGGATAGTTTCTACCGTTGGTACAATTAATTTTACAACCACACCTATTACTTTTGGTCAGTTTAGTAGTTCACAAATTTACACTGGCGTGTCACCAATTGTTGTTACAGGTACAGTTATTTCACTTACTACAGTACCAGCAACACTTGGAGGTACAGGCACCGCAACGGTTACAACAGGTGATTTACTTTATGGTTCTGCTACTAATACATGGTCTAAATTAGCATTAGGTTCTGCATACAAATCATTAATTGTTAACGCTTCTGGTACGCAAGTAGAATGGAACTCAATTCCATTAAATCAAGCAACTGCTGTATCAGGTCAATTAAGCGTAAGTAATGGTGGTACTGGCGCATCTACATTAACTGGTTATGTTATTGGAAATGGAACCTCTGCATTTACAGCATCAGCAACTATACCTACAACCAATTTATCTGGCACGATTAGTAATGCTCAATTAACAAATAGCTCTATAACAATTAACGGTAGCTCTATAAGTTTAGGTGGATCAGCAACAATTACTGCCAATACTACAAACTCACTTACATTTAACAATAGTGGAACTGGGGATGTATCAGGCACTACATTTAATGGCTCTGCTGCAAAAACAATTTCTTACAATACCTTAGGCGCTCCAAAAGCTGATGGTACTGGCGCTACTGGTACTTGGGGAATTAACATATCTGGCAATGCAGCAACTGCTACATCTGCTACAAGTGCTACAACAGCAACTACAGCCACTAATATAGCTGGCGGTGCTGCTAACTCAATACCATATCAAACTGGTTCTGGAGCTACATCATTTATTGGAATTGGCTCAAATAGCCAAGTTTTAACTGTAGTAGCAGGCGTTCCAACATGGGCCACACCAGGCGCTGTTACAGCTGTAACATCATTCAGCGCAGGAACTACAGGATTTACACCTAATACAGCCACAACAGGCGCTGTGACTTTAGCTGGTACATTGAACGTATCTAACGGCGGTACTGGCACCACAAGTATTACTGGCATTATTTATGGTAACGGAACCTCAGCATTTACTGCTGCAACCGCATCAGATGTAGTGACATTGATAGGCTCGACAGCAGTCACAAACGCTACAAACGCTACTAACGCAACGAATGCAACCAATACTGGTATCACTGACGATACCTCAACAAACGCGACAGTTTATCCAACCTGGGTAACTGCTAATACTGGTAATTTACCGCAAAAAGTTACCTCAACAAAATTGACTTTTAACCCGTCAACTGGTGTGTTAACATCAACTGGCGGTATCACTGGAGGAAGTTTCTAAAATGGCACAAGCTGGCTACACGCCCATACAATTATATTACAGCACCACTGCTACAAATACGCCTACTGCAGGCAATTTAGCAAATGGTGAATTAGCTATCAATATACCTGACGGTAAATTATTCTATAAGGATGGTGCTACTGTTAAGCTTCTTGCCTCCAATGCAAGCTCAACAGGTACAGTGTCTACTGTTTCAGTAACATCTGCAAATGGTTTTGCAGGTACAGTTACAAATGCAACCACAACTCCAGCAATTACATTAACGACAACAATTACAGGCGTTTTAAAAGGCAACGGAACTGCAATTAGTGCTGCAACTGCCGCAACTGATTATGTAGCTCCATCAGCTTATGCATCAGCCAACGGATTAACAATGTCTACTGCTAGATTACTTGGTAGAACAACTGCTGCTACTGGAGCCGCAGAAGAAATTACAGTTGGATCAGGATTAACTTTATCTGCAGGAACTTTAACATCTACAGGCTCAGGTGGCACTGTTACAACAGTATCTGTAGTATCTGCTAACGGCTTTGCAGGATCGGTTACTAATGCATCAACTACACCAGCTATTACCATTTCAACATCAATTACAGGTATATTGTCAGGTAACGGAACTGCAATATCAGCAGCTACTACAACAGGATCAGGTAGCGTAGTATTAGCTACAAGCCCTAGTTTAACTACACCTACATTAGGTGTAGCATCTGCAACATCAATAAATAAAGTTGCAATTACAGCGCCAGCCACTTCAGCTACAATAACTATTGCTGATGGAAGCACTTTATCTACCGCAGCAAGTGTAACTCATGCAGGCGCATTTGCTCAAACATTTACAGCTACGGGCACTACATCTGTTACTTTACCTACATCAGGCACTTTACTAACTACAGCAGGATCAGGCTCTTCATTAACTTTTGGAACAGGAAGTTTATCTTTAGCTGGCAACGTAACTCATTCAGGTGCATTTACACAAACATTTACTGCTACAGGTAATACATCTGTTACATTACCAACATCAGGAACATTAGCTACATTAGCTGGCACAGAAACATTAACTAATAAACGAGTAACACCAAGATCACTTGCAGCAGCTAGCACCTCTGGCGCAATTGCTCCAGCATCAGATACTTATGATCAAGTTAACTATTTATTAACAGGAAGTTCATCATTTAGTGCTCCAAGTGGAACTCCAACAAATGGACAAAAATTATCAATTCGTTTATACGCAGCATCAACTCAAACAATTTCTGCATGGGATGCAACATACAGAGTTATTGGCACAACGCTTCCAACATCTGTTGTAGGAACTAAAACTGTGTATGTAGGCTGTGTATGGAACTCAACAGATTCATTCTGGGATGTAGTTGCAGTAGCAACACAAGCTTAATAAATGGCAATAGCATTCGTAGCCGCAGGAGCAGTAACCTCTGGTTCAGGTATACCTTTCACGGTAGCGGTACCTGCTGGTATATCTGCAGGTAATTTATTAGTTGTTGCTGCAACAGGATCTACATTAACGGCTCCAACTGGCTGGACAAAAATATACAATCAATCAACAGGAAATTTATTACAAGTTTTTACTAAATATGCTGGGCAATCTGAGTCGGCTGCAAATTTTGGTACTGTTCTTGGTGCAGCAACTAGAGCTGTTATGTTGGCTTACAGTGGAGCAGGTAATTATGATGTTATAAGTACCTTAGCTACAGGTACATCTACCACCGCAACTACAACATCACAAACTACAACTTACGCAAATGATTATGTCGTAAGTTTTTATTCAACAACATCCACAGCAGCCACTTTTTCAACTCCGACAGGCACAACATCTAGGTCAAATTCAGCTTCTACTGGTACATTAAATGGTTTGCTAGTAGTAGATGAATTACAAGCAGCTGCTGGAGCAAGTGCTACTAGAGCTTCTACATTAAGTGCCTCTGTTTTATGGTCATGTGTTTCAATATCTTTTATACCAACACGTACACTCTATTGGGTTGGTGGCACAGGAACTTGGGATACAACAACTACAACAAACTGGGCTAACTCATCTGGTGGTGCAGGAGGCGCTCGCCCTCCAGCACAAAATGAAACTGCAACTATTGATACTAGTTCTGGAACTGGAACTATCACTTGTACAGCAGGCGTTTGTGGTGACTTAACAGTAACTGCATCTCAAGCTATTATATTAGGCGCCGCATCATCTACATTAACTGTAGGTGGCAGCTTATCATTCCCTGCCGCTGGTTCTTTCAGTGCATCAACGAATGCTAATACAATTACATTTAACCCGCTAAGCAATGCTAAAACTATAACAACCAATGGTAAAACATTTTCATCTATTACAGTTAATAATGATGCAAGTGGTACCGTTACTCTATCAGATAATTTAACTGCTAATGCAACTGCAACACTTACTGCTGGTAATTTAGCATTATCCACACGTACATTAACTTGCCTTACCTTCAATACAAATAATACCAATACAAGAAGTATTACTGCATCCACTGGTGGAAATATCACAACTACTGGCACTGGAACTGTTTTTAACTCAGGTACTAATACAACTGGGATTGGTCTTTCTGGATCTCCTTCTGTTCAAGTCAATATTTCAAATAACACTGCTACTGCAATTACTCTAGCCGTTTCAAACGGAACTAATGCTGGCAATTCATTTCTTTTCAATATTATTAATGGAAGTTATGCGCTTACTGTTTCTAATTCAGGAACTGCTGGAATTGCTGGAATAAACTTTACTGGTACATATACGGGTACCTGGGCGCCAGGAACCCAAGCATTTTATATTAATGGATCAGTGACGCTTGTTTCTGGTATGACATTTACCACACCAACTGGAATATGGAATCTTAATCAAACTAATACATTAACTACCGCTGGTAAAACTTTAGGGCCAATTAACTTTAGTGGAGGACCAACTACACTAGGTGACAATCTTACAGCTGGTAACGCAACATGGGATACTGCTAGTACGTTAGCTATTAATGCTAAAACCACATCTATTGGCTCACTTACAAATACTACTACGAACAACACATTTACTGTCAGTGGCGGAACGCTTAATTGCACCTCTGTATCTATGGGATCTAATGGTATAACGCCAACATTAACTCTTGGTACAAGTGGCAATATTGTTGATACAGGAGCTTTTAATTTTACTAATGGAACATTAAATGTAACAGGAGGAAATTTTACATGCCTTACATTTGGATGCACTACTAACGTTAATACACCAATACTTGCTTTTGGATCATCAGGATCAATTACTGTTACAGGATCAGGTGCAACTGCTTACAATGACACTGCTCTTACTTCTGTTACTGGTACATCAACAATAAATATTTCTAATAACTCAGCAACTGCTACAACCGTTACTGAAACATCTGGTCAAATATTAAACTTTAATTTTACAACTGGAACCTATGCGCTTACTGTAACAACTGCATCAATATTTGGTAATTTAAACTTTACTGGATTTACTGGTTCGTGGGCTTTAGGAGCAGGAAATGCTTACACAATTAAAGGAGACTTAACTTTAGTTTCTGGCATGGGATTCACTACAAGTTCAAGTACATTTACATTTGACGGAACTGGTACTCAAACTATTACAAGCGGCGGAAAAACTTTACCAGCCACTACTCAAAATGGTACTGGAGGAACAGTTACATTTGCAGCTAATACAACATTTGGTGCCAATACCTACACACATAGTAGAGGAACTGTAGATTTAGCTACTAACAATGTTACATTAACTTGCACTGTATTTGATACAAATGCAAGTACTGTTCGTGCTATAGCTTTTGGCACAGGTGCTATTACTGTTACAGGTACAGCAACTCCTTTCACAAGCGCTACTGCTACAAACCTTACTTACACAGGAACTTCAAGAATTAACGTAACTAGTAGTAGTACAGCTACCGTAAATGCAGGAACTACTGGTGGCACTGTTAATAATGCATTTAATTTTTATAGATCAGCAGGAACTACATTTGCATTAACTACTGGATCTGTTGTTAGGACATTAGATTTTACTGGTTATACAGGAACTTGGTCACCAGGAACTGCTAGTGCCACATTTTATGGTGATTTAACTTTAGTAAGTGGAATGACATTTACCACACCTACTGGTGGTGCTTGGACGTTTGCTGCAACATCTGGAACGCAAGTTATTACATCCGCAAGTAAAACATTATTCTCTATTACTCAGTCTGGTGTTGGAGGAACGGTTCAATTAGCTGCAAATACTACCTTATCTACTACTGCAACATATACATTTTCCAACGGCACATTAGATTTAGGTACTAATACAGCCACGTTATCTACAGGACTATTTTCATCAAGCAATTTTAATACTCGTTCAATCATTTTTGGTACAGGCAATATTACTACTACAGGTAGTGGCAGTGCATGGTCTTCAGCAAATCTTGGTGGATTTTCTTATACAGGTACACCAACTGTAAAAATATCCAATAACTCTGCAACAGCTACAACAATTGTACATGGAACAACTACAGGTAATGCTACTACCGCTATAGATTTTAATATAACTGTAGGTACATATGCCCTTACAATAACCTCAGGTTCTGTAATTAGGTCATTAGACTTTACTGGATTTACTGGCACATGGTCTTCAGGAACAGCAACTTATACTTTCTACGGATCATTAACTTTAGTATCTGGCATGACATTTACTACGGGTACAGGTATTTGGTCATTTTTTGCAACCTCTGGCACACAAACAATTACTTCCGCTGGTAAAACACTTTATGCTATAACCCAAAATGGCATTGGTGGCACTGTTGCACTGGGTGATGCCATTACATTAAGTAATACTTATACATTAACTAACGGTACATTTAATGCAAGCAATCAAAACTTTACCTCAACAACTTTTAACAGTAACAACTCTAATACTAGAACTATCACAATGGGTTCTGGCACTTGGACACTATCAAGTACAGGTACTGTATGGGATACATCTACAACAACAGGGCTTACATTAAATTCTGATACATCAACAATTGTTTTATCCAATACTACAACTACAGCTAGAACATTTGCTGGTGGCGGATTAACATATAACAACCTAACTATAGGTGGCGCTACAGGCATTTCAACGCTTACATTTACTGGCAATAATACATTTAATACTTTAGCTTCAACTAAAACTGTAGCCCATACCATTACGCTCCCAGCTAGTGGAACCACAACAGTAGCTGATTGGACAATCACAGGTACAGCTGGCAACATAGTTACACTTAACTCATCAACAGCTGGAACTCAGTCTACATTGACTAAAACTGGTGGTGGCACAATTAATGTTAGCTATATGTCTATTCAAGATTCTAATGCAACACCAAGCAATACATGGTATGCGCCTATTGCAAACGGAAATACTAATGTAAGCAATAACACTGGTTGGGTATTTTCATTAGGCAGCAGTGGAAATTACTTCCTATTGTTTTAAGGCTAAAATGAAGGCATTTTTTACTAAAATAATACAAAAAGTTAAGTTATACTTGGCTCACTTCTTTCAATAAATAGGAACACATTATGGATAAAAAACTAGAACTTTCACTTGATCTTGCAAACAAAATTACAGGTTATTTAGGCACAAGA